CGCAGCGCAGACAGAGATGGTAGTCAGCACTGCACTGGAGGGGTTTGACGACATCACATCGACCAAATCTGCCGCTGTTGATGAGCGCAAACTGGGTGACCTCTATGCCCTCATCCCGCTGGTCAACGATTGGAGCACTGCGGTCGTGGATCGCGTTCGCAAGGCGCTGACCGATGGCAAGCCTGTGGTGCGATCTGACGGCCTTAGCTACAAGCTGGTAGCAGGCAAGAAGGGCGCTCGCAAGTGGGTGGATGAAGCAGAAGCCCAACGAGCGTTGTCTGATGCCACAGACGGTAATCCAGAGCTGATGTATGACCTATCCCTTATCAGCCCCACCACCGCTGAAAAACTTGCCACAGCCAAGAAGGCTAAAAAAGGGGCAAAACCTGTACCCCCTGCAATCGACCAGACCAACTGGGCGAAGTTGCAAGAGCTAATGATCCAGGGCGAAGGTCAACCGACCATCGTTCTCGAAACAGACCCAAGGCCAGCCCTGTCGATGACAGCAGGCTTTAGCGAGGTTCCCGACCAAATCTCAAACATTCCAAACAGCGATCTTTTTAACTAGGAAACTTCAAAATGTCTAACTTTGCATCTTCCAAATCCGTCATCCTCAAGCACGTTCGCATGACATGGCTTGACGTTTTCAAACCCGGCGAGGGCATGAACGGTGGCGCACCCAAGTTCAAGGTCAGCGCCCTGATCGTCCCCGGCAGCGAGAACGCAACGCTGGCCAAAAATGCCATGATTGAGGCCGCTAAGGGCTTGTGGGCAGCCAACGCGATCAACGTGATCCAGTCGATGGCGGCCAACAACAAGGCAGTGCGCAACGGCAACGACAAGCTCAACGATGACGGCAGCATCCGTGATGAGTACAAGGACATGTTGTACATCAGCACATCCAACAAGATGAAGCCGCAGGTTGTCGGCCCCAAGAAGCACAACGGCAAATTTGTGACCATCACTGAAGATGGTCGCGGCATGGTTGACGGCGTTGACGTTACTGACCAACTCGGATGGGAGGTCAAGGCTCCATACCGTGGCTGCTACTGCAACATCAAAGTGCAATTCGTCGCAGGCAAGTCGTTCAAGGGTAGTAACGGCGAGATTGTGCCGAACCAGGTGTACGCCAAGATCGAAGCAGTCCAGTTCGCACAAGACGGCGAAGCGTTCGGTGCAGGCCCGACATCCGCTGACGGCTTTGGTGAGGAAGAAGTTGAGGAAACTTCTGCTGGCGCCAGCGACTTGTTCTGAGGCAAGACATCGTGAACTCAACTTTTTTGCTCGAACTCGGCACCCAAGTCCGCATTTCCATAAGCGGCGAAGTTGGCGTCGTCATTGCACGCGCTCAGTACCTGTATTCCGAGGATGCATACCTCGTTCGGTACAAAAGCGTGGATGGTCGTGCAGTAGATCAGTGGTGGGGTGCATCCGCCCTGGAGATGCACATAGGCTAAAAACCAAAAGGGGGCGATGACTACTTTCAGCCGCGCATAGCCCACGCGGCAAACAGCCCTCGATTGCTAGGCTAAGGTTGTCCCCCTGGAGCGACTTCAACAACCCAGCCATGCCTAAACCGCAGGTCATCGCGTGAGTGTAAGAGCGGGAATCGAGGGAACGGGTCATCAGTTTTTAAGCAGTATTGAGAGAATAAAACAACAAAATGAAGTACCAGATTTTTAACTTGGATTGTCTCGATGCCATGAGTCCTGGAGGACGACTCGGTGGACGCAATCGTCACCGATCCTCCTTATGGCATTTCATTCATGGGTAAGCGGTGGGATTACGCCGTTCCAAGCGAAACGATCTGGCTGGAGTGCTTACGTGTTCTGAAACCAGGCGGTCATCTGCTCGCGTTCGCCGGAACAAGAACCCAACACAGAATGGCCGTTCGCATCGAGGATGCTGGCTTTGAAATCAGAGACATGATCGCCTGGGTGTACGGCTCCGGCTTTCCTAAATCGCACAACGGAGAATGGGGCGGGACCGCATTAAAACCCGCGCTAGAGCCGCTGACTCTCGCACGTAAACCGTTGATAGGCACTGTCGCAGAAAACGATCTGATCTGGGGTACTGGTGGGTTGAATATCGACGGGTGCAGGGTGAATTGGCCGAACGGAAAGGTTCCTGAGATTGGGACACCTAATTGGGGCGGGCCTGCAAAAAAGCCATCTGTAGTTCCAGGACAAGAGGGTGTTACGGTCGAACGAACTGCCCCGAATTCACTTGGCCGCTGGCCTGCAAATCTAATCCACGATGGCAGCGGAGAGGTGATGTCAGCGTTCCCTGACGCTAAAGGTCAGCAGGGCGATCTTGTCGGGCACTCGAACAGACGCGGTACAGGGATTTATGGGGACATGGCCCCAGCGCACGACCATATTGCGCGGGTCGAATCTGAAACGAGTGCCGCACGCTTTTTTTATGCGTCAAAGGCCAGCAAAAAAGACAGGGGGGAAGGCAATCGCCACCCGACAGTAAAGCCTACTGACTTGATGAAGTACCTATGCCGCCTGGTCACGCCGCCAGGAGGGACGATTCTAGATCCGTTTATGGGTTCAGGTAGCACGGGTAAAGCCGCGATAAAGGAGGGTTTCAGTTTCATTGGCATAGAGCGTGAAACGGACTACTGCGACATCGCAAGGGCGAGGCTTGCGGCGGTTTTATGAAGCAGCGCCTTGTAATGGACATCGAGTGCTACCGGAACTACTTTCTGGTGATGTTCCGCAGTATCGAGAAAGGCACCGTCCGGCATTACGAGAGATACAGCGATCATGCACTGGACACGGACGAGATAAAGCGCATCCTGCGTGAGTACGTCATCGTCACGTTCAACGGCAACAACTATGACATGCCGATGTTGTCCTTGGCACTTATCGGGGCCGACTGCTCCGTGCTCAAGGAAGCAAGCGATTCAATCATTCTGAAGGACATGCGTGGCTGGCAGTTTGAGCAAGCCCACGGTGTCAAGCTGCCTGCTGGAACAGATCATATCGACCTGATTGAACCGGCGTTAGGCCAAGGGTCGCTCAAGCTGTATGGCGGTAGGTTGCACAGCAAGCGCCTGCAAGACCTGCCAATCGAGCCGGATGCGCTCATATCGCCTGCCCAGCGCCAGCAGCTCATCACCTACTGTGCCAACGACCTGCAAACGACCATCGACCTGTACAACCACATGCGCCCGCAGATCGAGTTGCGTGAGCACATGACAAAGGACTACGGCGTTGATCTGCGTTCCAAGTCAGACGCGCAGATCGCAGAAGCGGTCATCAAAAGTCAGTTGAGCAAGATGCTCGGAACCACACCGCAGAAGCCGAACATCCCAAAGGGAACAGTGCTCAGGTACAAAGCCCCTGAGTTCCTGACGTTCAAAACACCTGCATTGCAGGCCAAGCTGCGCGACATCATCGCATCGGATTTCGTGATCGACGAGAACGGTTCCCCTATCGAGCCGCCGTCACTCAGCGGGCAGACGATCTGCATCGGCAAGGGCGTGTATCGAATGGGTATCGGTGGGCTGCACAGCAGCGAAACAAGAACAGCCCACCACGCCGACGACCAGTACATGCTGGTGGACCGTGACGTGGCTTCGTACTACCCCAACATCATCCTGATCTGCCGGTTGTTCCCCAAACACCTAACAGAAGCATTCCTGACGGTCTACCGCAGCATTGTCAACACTCGCATTAAGGCGAAGCGTGACGGAAACATGCTTGTTTCAGATAGTCTTAAGGTTACAATAAATGGCTCGTTCGGCAAACTAGGTTCCAAGTATTCGCTGCTGTACGCCCCGGACTTGATGATCCAGGTGACGGTGACTGGGCAACTGGCGTTGCTCATGTTGATCGAGTCGTTGGAAGCCGATGACATCGAGGTCGTGTCGGCCAACACCGATGGCATCGTCATAAAGTGCCTGCGGAGCCGCGAAACAGACCTTCTGACGCACATCAGCGCATGGGAGAAGGCCACAGGCTTTGAGACAGAAGAAACGCAGTACAGGGCGATTTTTAGCCGCGACGTGAACAACTACATCGCGCTGAAGAAAAAAGGCGGATTCAAGGGCAAGGGTGCCTTTGCACCGACATCCATCAGCAAGAACCCGCAGAACACCATCTGCGTGGAAGCGGTCTGTGCATGGCTGGAGCACGGCACCCCGCTGGCCAAGACAATCCGCGAGTGCGACGACATTCGCAAGTTCGTTGCTGTTCGCACCGTCCGTGGTGGGGCGATCAAGATAACCCACACCANNGGATGCAATTGGCACCAGGTCCGCTGACCTCAGCGCTGTTTGACACCATACCTGACGGGTGTGGATACGACCTTGAAACTGCCTATCGGATGCACTGCGGCGAGGACACATGGCACTACCTCGGCAAAGTGATCCGCTGGTACTACCAGATCAACGAAACCGGGGCCATCCACTACAAGACCCGCAACAAGACAGGTGGGCGGAACAAGGTTCCGTCAAGCGGCGGCGCATGCCCACTCATGGAGTTGCCAGAGCACCTGCCGTGCGACATCGACTACCAGCGCTACATCACCGAAGCGCAAGACATCCTCAAGGACATAGGAGCAATCGCGTGAGAGAAAGCGCTATCGAGAAATACCTGCACGACCGAGTGAAAGAACTCGGTGGGGGCCACCGCAGGATCGCATGGATAGGTCGCAACAACGCGCCGGACGACCTGCTGCTGCTACCAGGTCGGCACATGCTTGTTGAATGCAAGCGGCCCGGTGAGAAGCCGCGACTGGGACAGGAACGTGAACATGAGCGGCTGCGTGCCGCAGGTTTGCAGGTGTTTGTCGTCAGCACCTTTGAAGAAATTGACGCGCTTTTCAACAAAGGCAAACAAAGCCTTTAACAAAGGAAATAAACAATGAAACTTGAATACGTGAAACTCACACCAACGGCCACGGAGCCGCAATTCGCACACGTCGGTGATGCGTGCTTAGACCTGCGGGCCGACATCGACAAGCCCGTCGTCATTCATCCAGGGTCTGTCGCACTGATACCGACAGGGCTTGCGTTCAACGTGCCGGTGGGCTGGAAGATCATGCTCTACTCGCGCTCTGGGCACGGATTCAAGAACGGCATTCGTCTTGTCAACTGCGTCGGGATTGTCGATGCAGGCTACCGTGGCGAAGTGCTGATCGCGCTCCGCAACGATCACCCCATCGAGTCGTTCACGATCAACTTCAACGACCGCATTGCCCAGGCTTCACTGGAAAAGGTTGAGCCAGTCTCGCTGTGCGAGGTCAGCGTGCTCAATTCCACAGAGCGCGGCACCAATGGCCTCGGTAGCACGGGGGTGAAGTGATGTCTCAAATCGCAGCAACCGTTATCGCTGACAGCATTTCAACCTTCGGTATGCGTATCACAACGCTGCAACTGAAGTACCCTAGATTCATTCACTCTGAATTTATGACCCACAGGGTATTCAGCCGCAATGCTGCGTCGTCAAGGGCCATCCCTGTTGCCAAGATGATTGAGCAAGTACGCGATGATCCGGCCATGCCGATCTATTGGGGCTTGAACCAACCTGGCATGCAAGCGCGCAAGGAGCATGCCCGCCCCGATTTAGTACAGATAACTTGGAAATGTGCGGCGTTGGCTGCGGTATCTCAGGCAAAAATCT